TATGAATCAGGCGACACAAGAGGCGTGTCTGTTCCCACTCCTGCCTGTGCCGCCTATTCAGTCCCGCGATGTAGCTGCGTGCCTCGCCGATGCCCATCTTGTCGAGGAAGTAGGCCGCGTCGCAACCTCCTTCACCCACGATCAGCGCATACAGCTCGTGTGCGTTCAGTCTTTTTTTTTACCCTCGTCCCCTTCGGCCTCATCGTCCGTCATGGCTCCCTCGGTCAACACGCCCATACGTTTGACGTAGTAGTCACGCATTTGTATGGCCAGCTGCACATCGTTCAGCGCCTGCACGAACTCGTCCACCGTCAGGGTGAAGTCCTTGTTGGCACGGAAGAGGATGCACCAGAAGAGGATGTGAAGGCATATCGTCTTCTTCGCGTCGAAGGGCAGGCGTTCGCCACACACTTCTTCATACGTGTAGAGCGGGCCCCACACACTGTCGAACTCGAAGCGATACACCCTGCCTTTAATTTTCACTTCCATAAGCTAATTACTTAGAGGTGGAAGTGATGCGCTTCAGCTCGCCCACACCTTTGAGCGATACGGATGCCGTGGCGTTGCTGCCCTTGGTGCCCTTGCGGGTCAGTTTGGTGATGAGCGCATTGCCCGCATACACGCCCGCGGTGGGCTTGGTCCAGCCTGCATCGGGCAGGCCCGCGTCGCTGGCGTTGCTGGGCACGCCCAGCGTTACCTCCACCGTCTTGCCGGACACCATCTTGTCGAAGAGGGCATCATAAGCGATGTCCGCCGCGTTCGCATCGGCGCTGGCCGCGTCAATACTCTCATTGGTGGCCTCCCACTCGAAGCCACTCACTTCGGAGTTACCCCACTGTCCGTCGTCCTTGGAAGCACTGTCTTCCAGGTTGGCGGTCATATCCAAGGTACAATCGGTGCTCAGCGCTACCACGCTTCCATCAACCCACAACATCAGGTCTTTGCCTTTCAGTTTCGTTCTTTGTCCCATAACAATAACTATTTAAAATTAAACTTAATCATAAAATATCATGTGTCTCGAATTCCATGTTCACCGTCACACAAAAAGCGTCTATCTCGTCCAGATAGGTCTTCTCGCATCCGGTGTAGCGGGCATCCGTCACCACGAACTGCTCATACTTCGCCTCGTCCGCTTCCTCCAGGAGCGTCTTGACGGATTGTGCCAGCTCGGTGGCCTGGCCGTAGGTTTTCGCCACCACCGCCACACTCACCTGGCTCAGCTCCTCGTCTCCGTCCTTGGTGCCATACTGGGCCGTGTCGCTATCCACGAACACGGCGAATGGATATGCCGGCGTTCCTTCCGGTATAACCATCGGGTATATTCTATCCCCCAGCGCTGCGGATATTTTCGCGTTATTATGAAGCACATTCTGAACGTGCTCGCCTATCATTATACTCATTGTCTGTTCCTCCTAATATTCTTGCCGTTTCCGCCTATTCGGCTACCTTTTACGGTCGGCCGCGTCGATGATCATCCGCTCGATGGTGGCGGCCAGCGTGCGCGACGCCTCCTGCATGGCGGGCCGTGCGGCCGTGGCGAAGAAGTTGCGCCCTGCGATGCTGCCACGCCGCCCGAACCGTGTGCTGCGCTCGCTGGTGCCCTCGTTGATAAAGCGCAGGATGAACGCTCTGTCCTTGCCGCGGTAGGCGTTAATCTGACGGGTACGGCTCGACACATTACGCTTTCTGCGGATGCCGCTCACGCCTCCGGTGGAATGGCTACCCTCCACGGCCATCGACGAGGTGGAGCGCGGGTTCAGGATGCTCACGTTACCTCCCAGCACCCGCTTGTATATCATCAGCTTCACGGCCTGACGCGCCTTGCGCGGGTCGGTCTGCATGGATGTGCGGGCCTCCTGCTGTATGCGCTTCTTCACCGTACTCAGTGCCTGACGGATGGCGCGGCGTATCTTGGCCTTCTGAATGTCGTTAATGGCCAGCGCGTCGAAGGTCTGTATCACTTCGCTGGCGTCCACAATCATCTTCATTTCAGCACCTCCCCCCGTCCAATTCTGCGGAAGTGATTGTTTACCACCGTCACAATCTGCTCGCCGGTGATCACGCTGCGTGTCGTGCCGCCGCCTCCCGTCTGTCCGCTGTGTATCTGGTCGTAGAGCTTCTTCTGGTCGGCCTGGTTGATGAACATTTCCCCGCTCGACACACGGGCCACTATTCCATCCTGAAAGTTGCTGCCCGGCACAATACCGCCTTCTGCGAAGTTGCTGATGCTCGTGAACGCCGATATGACGGTGGCCAGCGCCGTGGCGATAGCCGGAATGGACGCTGGGAAGGGCAACTTGCTGGCACCCTCCACGGCCTCAGCTGCGGCCAGCGCCTTCAGTTCGCCCACCATTTCGGTGATGGCTCCCATCGACGTGAGCACGGCCGCGATGCCGTCCTGGCCGAAGGATGATGCTGCGCTGCTCATCGCGCTGAACGCACGGCTCACGCCCTGAAGCTGCTTTTGCAGCGCTGCGGCCGCTTCCTGCTCCTTCTTCAGACGTTTCAGGCGTGCGCTTTCCGCATCGGCGGCCAAGTCTGGCTCGTCGGTGTCCTGCTGTGTCTCCATCGTGATGGGCACGACGATGTTTTCACCGCCCTGCAAGTAGTTCATCACCTTCTTGCCAAGCTCGGTCTGATACTGCTGCGTGCCCTCCAGGAACTCCAGCTCTGTGACTACCGGTTCTTTGTCCTTGTACTTCTCGGAACTCTTCAGGCCCTCATACAAGCGCTTGTTCACCTGGTTCCCGTTCTCATCGGTTATCATTTCGGGTTCCACCCACTTGGTGGTGGCGGTGGTAGCGGCGGCGGTGGCCTTGGCGGTTGAGCTGGAAGAATTCATGCCTTTTGTGGCGCGGAAATAGGTGCGCTGCATCCCAGCGAATGCCCTGTCTGCGCCTTGTGCCGCCTGCATGATGCCCGTAAGTTCTTTCAACCAATCATCACTCTTTTTCACCAGGATTTCGTTGTATGCGATGGCTTGAAGGTACTGCTGGTTGATGGGTGCCAGCTCCTTCTCGACAGCCGCTTGGTCCACATTCTTGGTTGTGTGTGCGTTCATGCCGAATCCGGTAGTCTCATAGGTGGTGTACTTGTTCGTTATCTCGCCCACCTTCTTCCGATACTCCTCATACTGGCTGGCCAGCTCCTTCTTCTGCTGGTCGCCCATGGCCGACACGTCCAGCCTCAGCACCTTCTCGACGTCGGCCTGAGTAATCATGGATGCGTCCAGGCGGTTTCCCTCCACCACCAACTTGCTCACTGCCTCCTGACTTCTGCGGGTCAACTGTGCGGTGATGTCCTTCTGATCGGCCAGAATATCCTTGATGCGCTGCTGCGCGGCCTTCTTCTGCTGCTCGGTGGACTCTGAATCTTTCAGGATGGCCAGTTGCTGCTGGAATTCGGCCGTATTCTTAGAGTTGAAGTAACCGTAGCTGATGGTGGTGTTACCAAGCTGGTCCAGCGCCTGCTGCACTTCCTTGGCCTTCTCGATTATCTGGTCTAGCCCTGACAGCATGGTGCTGAAGTCTCCGGTGCTGATGGCCGTGAAGAATTCGTTGACGGTGGTGGTGGCCGCTCTCATCGCGCGGTCCCATGCGTCCGATGTGGTCTGACTGCTGCGCACCACCTTGTTGAACGCTTCGGTGGCGGTCATGGCCACGCCCACTCCCGCAGCCATCTTGCCTACGGTGCCCGTTACGTTGGTCAGCACGCCGTTGAGCGACAAGTTCTGGTCGGCGAACTTCCTCACCGACTTCTGCGCGTTCAGAAGCGCCGTGTCGTACTGGCTCTTCTCCATGATGAGCCTCGTTTTTACATCTGCCATATCTTTTGAAGTATTAAAAAAGGCAGGGTAACGAATCACCCTGCCTCCACAACTTTACACTTAAAAACAAAATACTATGAATACATACGAACACTCTAAGTTTAAGCCTCAGCCTTTGTACCCCACAGTGCGAAGGCCTCCTTGCGCAAAGTGGTCAGTGACCAATCGGAATTCAACGTGATAATCACGCTGTCTTCCGCTGCTGCGGTGTACGGGTCCACAATCATGCGGATGTCACCGTGCTGGTTTGCTGCCAAGTAGGCGAAGCAACCGGCTGCCACGAACTGCTGCGTAGCGCTCTTGCCGTCCTTGCCGTAGTTCACGAACTCGGTGCAGAACACCGGATAGCCGGCGATAGTGCCATTCTCGATGATCATGCGGCCGGAGCCTGCATCGCGCGAGGTGCTTTCCAGCTCGGCCTTCAGTTCCTCGCTCATCACGTAGCAAAAACCGCGCATATCCACGCCCGTCTTGGCCACTGCGCCCTTCAGCTTCAACAGTTCCTTGAAGGTGGGCACGCTGCCAGCGAATGTGCCGGTAGCCTTGGCATTGGCCCAAGGGCCGTGAATATCGCCGTCCAAATTCTCATGGGAGAAGGTCAGACGGTTCAACAGGCGAATCATGCCCATTGACAGCTGAGTGGCCAACAGACTCTTCAGGTCGACGGCCGAATTATTGATAGCCTGGTTGCTAATCTTGGCACGGATGCCCAGACGACGCTGCACGGCTGCAATCTTGCTCATGTCGACGCCCGTCTCATCCAGCTTGGCGCTCTCGCCCTGCACGGATGCCTCCACAGCGCCCAACACCGGCCACTGAATGTTGCCGACTACGCCAGTCTGCACGGGGATGCCCACCTTGTCGAAAATCAAACCTTCCTCCAAGGGCAGCAACACGTCCTTGATGGTCAACGGCACGAGGCCACCGTCGGTGAGCGTGGTGGTGTCGATAACGGCACCTTCGCGGGCCAGCACGAACTCGCGGTTCTTCTGTGAGCGAAGGGCCTCACGCAACATATCGTTATCGCTGCGGCGCTGTGCGGGATGGTTCTGCACATACTCCATCTGCTCACGGTTCAGCGCCACGGCGCGGCCAAGGGCTTCAAACTTGGAAGAAAGGCCATTGTACTGGCTCTTCTCCTCATCATTCATCTCGCGGTGCTGTGCCGACACGCGGTCTGCGATTTCGTTCATCTGCACATTCACCTGCTCGCGCTCCTTAATCAAGCGCTCGCGTTCATTGACTAATTCACTAACTGTTTTCATAACTAACAACCATTAAAACATTCTATTCAAATTTCGTTCTCTCTCTTCCCGATCCAGGGAGAAGCGGTTTTCGGCCACCTTCTTCTGTGTGCCGGACGGCTCATCATGCAGCTGCACGCCGTGGGCCTCCACCTCGCGGGCCGTAACACTCGTCTGGCTGAATGCCGGGTCAGAAGCGATGGTCATTTCCACCACTTCCTGAATCTTGCCCACGTGACGCAGCAAGATGTTGTCCTCGGTCTTCTCGTACCACACGTTCTTATTCTCGTCGGTCCAATAGGTGAAGCTGCTGCCGGCCAAATCGCCTCGCTTTACAAGCTCCAGCGCCGTGTCTCCGTCGGGCGTGTTCGGCGCCTCGAATGCGTACTTCACGCCCTTCTCGTCCACCGTAATGGTCAGCGTTCCCTCACCCTTGTTTGAACGCGCCAGCAATCGCTCGCGGTTGTGCCAGATGGTCATCTTGATGTCCATCGTCTTCAACTCCTTCTCGCTGATGGCGCCAGGCTCGATGATCTCGCGATAATAGTCCCAATAGTCTGCAAGTAGCTCGGACTGCACACCGAACACAATCGCGTAACCTTCGATCATGCGCGATGGCTGTCCGTCCTCGCGCTCCCTGAGCTTTGGGATGTACAAACCACCGCAACCGTTACGTATTTCTTGTCTTTTTTCCATTTTGTTCTGTTAAAATGAACTGAAACTCCTACAACTATCCCGCGGAATGCCGAATTAGGCTACCCCAAGCGCACGTAGGGCTTAATCAGCGCCTCCAGCGTGTAGGGGACGGCATGTTGCTGCACGCCCGCCACCGGCTCTCTGTTTCTGTACCAATTTGCTGCCGTCAGCAAAATGGCCACCTTCAGGCGGGACGGGAAGTGTGCCGCGTCCGCCTCTTCCGGCATCCCATCATCGTGTGTCTCGGCATAGCCCAACTGGCACAGCTCATCGCCCGTGCGCCGTGTGGCGTCCACCACGGCCACCTCTGCGGCATCCGCATAAAGCGTCAATAACTCGTCCTCCGCGTCGAAGTCCACGCGCGTCTGCGCCTTCACCTCTGCAAGTGTCACATACTTCATAACATTCCCTCCTCGATATATTCTGCGATAATTGTCATACTTCCGTCCGTCTTCTTGCCGTTGAAAGATACGATACGGTAAACCTTCCCGTTCCAGCGGATGCGGTGGCGCTCGGTGATGCCCTCCTGATACCTGGTGGTGACAACCACCTGCGACGACAGGTATACATCGCCCTGAGCGATGGCCCTGCTGCCCTTCTGGTACGTCACGGCCGCCCATGTGCTGCGCTCCACCTCGTAGGTGACCACCTGCTCACCGGCATGGCCGCGCTCCACCACCGGAGCCAAAAGCTCGATACGCTCTGTCATGGTGCCCGCCGCTATCATTTTTGGCCTCCTTCCTCTCCCTCGACGCCGCTCATGCTGCCTTCCAGCTTCTCACTGCCCAGCGGGGCGAAGTTGACCGACAGATACACCTTGTCGCCACCGTCCACGGGCGCGATGTCGTCCTCACGCCGCAGGTCGTTGACGCTGCACTGCCCTGTCTCCAGCCTCGTCTTGTTCCACTTGGCCCGGCTATCCAGGTCCAGGGCATAGATGGCGCGGATGTCGAACACAAACTTGTATTCTCCCCAGCCTTCCCGGCCCACCAACTTGGCATTGAACTCCCTCTCGATCTCCGTCACGATGGGCTGAAGGGCCTCGGAGTAGAATTGGATGTTGCTCATTTCGGTGCTCTTGTAGTTGCTGTTCGTGTCGTCCATCAGCTTCGACGGCGGGATGTTGAAGAATCTCGCGATCTCGCGAATGGTGAACTTGCGGCTCTCCAAGAACTGCATGTCGGCGCTGCTCATGCTGATGGGCGTCATCTGCCCGTCGCCCTGAACCACCAGGATGTCGTCGCCCACATTCAGGCTCTGCTGAAGGGCGTCCCCCATCTTCTTCAGTTCCTTGTCCTGATAATTGCCGAACCCCTTCAGCGTCTTGTTGTTCTGAAGAATGGCCTTGAAGCGCCCGCCCGTGGCGAATCGTCGCTCTGTCTCCTTGTCGGCGGTGGCCGCGATGCCCAACGTCATGGCCGCGTAACGGATGGTGCTCATGCCCCAATAGCCTCCATCGGTGCTGGTGTTCTTGATATGCACCACTTGGTCGGCGGTGTACGTGCCGCTGAGCATGTTCACCGGGTCGGCGATGGTGTAGAGGTTGCTGTACTGGTCGTAGGCCACGCTGCCCGGCGAGGTCAGTATCAGTTCCTCCACCTGCCCGTAGATGTCGCGCTTGGGTATCACCACGGCGTTGCCGGTCAGAAGTACCTGGCCCACCAAGTTCTTGAAGAAGGTGTAGGAGTTCATGCGGGCATTCGGACGGACGGAAATCAGATAGTTCATGGTCTGCCCCGCGCCCTTGTCGGCCGGCATGAAGTAACCCAGCGTGCGGTTGCGGCGCTTGTACTGAAGGGTGAGCACCGCGGCACCGCTGGAAATCAGATTGACCGCACGGTATACGGCTGCGATGCGCATGGCCGACTCCTTGCCCGTCACGCGCACCACATTCTCCTTGTAATTGCCTCCTGCGGTTCTGAAGGCGGCGCTGTCGGCCTCGGCTGCGGCCTCGCGCCTGAATAAATTATTCCAGATTGTTCCCATAAGTATGTTTTATAACATAAAATAGTGAGAAAAAGCACCTGCTTTCCCTCACTATTCTTGCCAAAACGCCTTATTCGGCTACCTGATAGCCTCATCGTTCGTAATTGTAGAGCGCCCCGATGGTCATCAGCAAGGTGATGGCCCCGTCGATTTTCTTGCAATGGTCGGCCTTCAACGGCTTCTTATTCTCCATGCGGTCCGTGTCTATCACGCAATTTGTCAGACAAAATGCGTTAATCGGGTTGTCGTTCAACTCGATGCCCGGCGGGTCGGAGTAGGCCAGCATTTCGGTGGACTCCACGGCCAGGTTGAAGCTGCCGTAGGTCTGCGAGAATGGCTTCAGCACGTTCTGAGCGCCCATGGCAGACAGAATGTTGGTCAGATACTGCGCCTTGTAGGAGTCATAGGCTATCACGATGATGTTCAGGCGGGCACTTCGGCGGATGATGTCTTCCGCTATCTCCTCCACGTCTATTCTATCCCCCTTCGTGAGGTGCAGGTGGCCTTGCTCGGCCCATATCTTGTAAAGCTCGCGGTTCGGGTGCTCGTCCAGCGCCTCGATGGGAAAATAGTAGTCCGTGTAGGAGTAGAACTTCTTGGTGTCCTCGGAATACACGGTGTAGGTGACGGCGGAATAGTCATCGCGCACCGACAGGTCGAAGGCCACGGCACACGGCGTTCCCTCGGCCACCTTGTCGATGTGGAACTTTCCCATGATGCGCTGCGCTGCCTTGTACGTGAACCATCGCTTCTGCTCGTCGATGCAGAACACGTTCAGTAGTTTTGTCCGGAACTCCAGCATGTCCTTGGCGCTGCGCTGCGCATCATTCCAGGCATTCTCGTAGAAGTCCTCACGGGCCGTGATGCCCAGATGTGGCTGCACCTTGGCCCACGTAGCGCGGTCGCCTTCCTGATCGTCGACGTCCGGCATGAAGATGGACGCGAACACGGTATCATTCTGCTCCTCGCCCCGAAGGATGGCCAGCACGTGGCCCAGCTCCTCGATGAACGGACCGTTGAGCACACTGCTGGCCGTGGTGATGATAATCACCAGCGGATTGGTGCGGATGCCCATGGAAGACACCAGCACATTCTTCAAGCTTGGGTCGCGGGCTTGGGCGTATTCGTCGATTATCACCGTGCTGGCGTTCAGGCCGTCCAACGTCTTCGGGTTCGAACTGAGGCACGAGGCTGAGCTGGCACGGCTCCCATCTATCCAGAATATCTTCTCTCGGTTGACGCGGAAGTGCTTGCCCCGTCTGTCGATGCCCTTCACGATGGCCTTAATCTCGCGGAAACAGATGGATGCCTGCGGATAGGAATTCGCGGCCACGTATGCCTGCGCGTTGTTGTCGCCACAGAAGAGGTCGTACACGGCCAGCGATGCCGAAGATGTTGTCTTGCTAAACTTACGCGGCACGAATAGATAAGCGGTTCGCGTCAGGCGGTGTCCGTCGGCCTTCTTGAACCCGTAAATACTTGCGAACTGGAAGCACTGGATGGGCGTGAGCTTGTAGTGCTGCCGCCCGTGCATCCCATCGAACTTCAGGGCCTCGTAGAAGTGGAAGAACTTGCGGACGGCACTTGCATCCCAGGCATATTGCCCCAGGAGTTTGATGAAGCGCTGCACCCCCAGGGCCTCATATAGGTTGTGGGCCTCAGGATGTCCGGACACTTCCACCAGGTAGTTCCATATTCGCTCGTCGGTGTTCCGGACACTTCGCCCCTGCTTGGTGTTGCCCAGGTCCATGACAGTGCGGAGGAGGTGTTGATACACCTCCTCCTTCAACTGCCGCGCCTTTATTCTTTCGGCCTCATCCATCAGTCCAAAACTTCTTTAATCTCGCCAATCATTTCAAAAAGCTCGCGCCACTTGATGATTGGCACGCTCTTCTTGCCTCTGATTTTGGCCCATAGGCTGAAGGAATTCATCGACGACACGGCGATAACTGCAAGAACCGTGCAGAATACAAGTATCACCCACTTGATGGGCATAACCGCCCATTTACGTAACTTCTTCTTCATATCATTCCGTTTTTTCACATGTAATCATTTCCCCGTGCTTGTTGTACTCCAGCAACATCACGCGCTTTTCTTCCATCGTCTCCTCGCTGGTGAAGGTCTGACGGTACACTTCCGCTCTGATCAGATAGCCGCAGCGCTGCAAATCGTTCAAAAACTCCTGCACGTCCTCCGGAGTCCAGCGATATTCCAGCTGCGTCTTGCTGGCGTGCTTGAAGCGGTCCGTGTACATTTCATATCGAATTCTCCAGCATACACGTTCACCCTTCGAATTAAAATACCTGTTATGAATGTTCATTTTCGTATAGTTCTAAAGTTCTATTCTCTTAATTTACCCACAATCTGCAAGCGCTCACCATCAGGAAAGGTGAACGCCTTTTTGAAGAGCTTCGCGCATCTGCGCGGTGGATTGGTCGTGCGGCCGTGCATTTCGTTCCACAGAATACAGTGCCCGCGCATCGAACCGGCATCCATCTGCGTGGCGCCGTTGCTGAAGAACGGGCATGTACCGCATGAACCTGGCTCCTCGTAGAATTTCCATCCGTTGATATAAACCATGGCTCAATCATGCTTATTACCCACTACACGCATATTGCCCGCCACTTCTGGCGTCAGCGCTATCTTATCCTCCTTATTGCTGTAACGTGCAGCTATCAGTCCGTACGTCTCGTCATACAGAACCACCCATACACCGCCGTTCTCATCATCTATGAGCACATCACCCTCGTAAATATCATGCAATAGGCGGTCACGCTTGCCGGTGAACTCACACACCGTGTCCGGTATTACACGCTCCTCCCATTCTTCGTAGGTATTCTTGATGAAGCTGGCGTTCTCGTCGAAGTGGACGCCCTTCTCTCCACCATACACCCATTCACCCTCCACGAGGCTGCCGAACACCCAGTGCCCGTCCTTGGTCTTGCCCTTGAATATGTGCTCTCTCATTTCGTCTCCTCCAGGTCTTTAATCACCGCAACCAACTGTGAATATACGGTGTCGCTTATTCTGATCAGTTCCTTATCCACTTGCAGGCGTATCACGTCGTTAATATCCATGCGCCACGCTTCGAACTCCTTTTGTGTGAATTTCACCGTCATCTGATAGTCCTCCAGCTCCTTGATACGTCGCTGGCCCGGCACGATCTTCGGAAGCCAAATGTGTTCGCTCCATATCCATAACTCATTCCCATCGGGCTGAAGCATCTTCTGAATCTCCAACCGGTGGCTCTTGATGAACCGTCTGAGCGCGATGCCTTGCGTGCTCAGGAAGTTAATCGTCTGAATTTCGTCCCAATCAACCTGCTTGGTGATTGAAGTACTGAATTTCTCTTGTTCGCTCATAATCATTCTTGTTTATTAAGTTGTTCCATAAAGTCATTAAAACCATCGGCCCCGCCATCATTCTTCCGCTCCTTGCTATCCACATTCATGCCCAGCGCCTTCAGTGCCCGCTGCGCCTGCTCGCTATACTTCAGGTAAAGCGTCTCAATCTCGCTGACCTTCTCGCGGGCATTGCCCTCGCGCGACACCTCCACACTGACGGCCGCGTGTCCGGGCGAAAATACTTTCTCAGCCAGCATATCGGTGCGCACAAGCAACTGAGCCACCACTTTGGCCTGCATACTCAGCTCTGCCGTATACTTTCCTTGCTCCTTCAGCAACTTCACCAGGTACTTTTGTTTGGCCTCCACCTTCTTCTGGAAGTCCTTCTGCGCTGCCGCCTCCTCGGTGGGAGTGGGCACCGGTGCCGCTGCTGCCGCCTCCGTCTTCGATTTGTTAGCCTCATCACGTAGAAGTTTGTTTCCGTACCCGCGGTCACGGCCACGGGTCTTCAGATAGAAGATGGTGGCCGTGGTGTCACCCTTGTTGATAAGTTCAAGTAACTTCCCTTCCACGAAGTCTATCTGAGCCTCGATGATGTCTTGTACTTCCTCGGCGAACACTGCATCTGTCTCCTTCCATGTATAATAAGTCCGTCGCGCTATACCCACCTTACTACATGCCTGCGATATGATGCCGCGAGTTTTGCTTAGCGCCTCCGTAAATTGTTTCTTTACTTTATCTGTTTCCATTGCCCCTTTACCCCTCAGATATTCCAATTATTTATTTTTATAGTGTGCATTTTGTGCAATTTTCGGCCCGCTTAAAAAAATCCCCCCCAGGGCCAAAAATTGCTCGCGTGTGAAAAAGTGAGAGGGAGGGGATTTGAGAAGTTTCGCCCCAAATAAAAAAACATACCCCCTCCTCATCGTTTCACGTCAAGAATCGTTCTCTGAACCGCTCCAGCTTCATCCGCTCACGTTCCCTGATCACTTGCTTGCTCTTGCTCTTCATGGCCGTGTGACGGGCCACGTGGCACGCATGACACAAGCTCACCAGGTTGTCCGGTGCGAACATCAACCGCTGCATTTCGGCCACGCTCAACGCTTGCTCCACCGGAGTAACGTGATGGACTTCCACGGCATGTTCGGCATAACCCTTGGCGTAGCAATCCTCGCACAATGGATATTCACTGAGTTTCCATCGCCGAAGCTGCTGCCACTCCTTGCTCTGAATCATCCGCCGATAGTTCCTGTCATTGCTGCTCATATACTGTGTCCTCCTTCCGTTTTCCTTTGGTATTGTCTATTATTCTGCCGCCACCGTTAATCCACCCGAACTCCTCATCTGTGAATTCTTCCTCACATTCCGCGGCTATCCGTGACTTCCATTTGCCGGCCATGTACTCCAGCACTCTAGTCAGACGGCGCTCGTGCAGCTGCTCGCTGATGGAACGCAATCGCTCGTATAACTTGGCATCGGCCACATGTAGTACTTCGGTCACGGCTCGGTCATCGCTGTAATCCACATACGCCTTGCCCTTGCTCATACGAATGGTCTTGCATATCATACTCCCGCTGCTCTGATCGGAGAAGAAGAGCACACCGCCCGTCAGTGCCAGCTCTGCCTCACGTCCGTTGCCGGTGATGTTCATTCGCCTGGCCTGCTCACTGAATCCACTGAACATCCGCCGTGCCTCGTCCTCCTCGACACCGCCTACCGACACATCTGCCGTGACGTTTCTTACGAACACGGTCACAAGGGCCTGAAGAAGTTCGTAGATACTCTTGAATCCGTAGTCCTCACGTATCTTCTCCAACCGCTGCCGCATTTCGTCCGACACCTTGCAGCTAAGCACATTGTCCTTTCGCTCCGTCCTCATAGGAATCGAATATCTATCAGGCCTAGTATTGCCAGCTCCTTAGCCATCTGCTGATGGGCTGCATCCACATGTACCATTCGGTTGATGGTCATGTGGCCACCCAGCAACTCCAGCACTTCGTCTTCCCTAGGTGTTCTTCTTACGTACACTATCATTGTTGCCTCCTTTCACGTTTTAGATTTATTCACATTCGCTCCGCGTACCGGCTGCCTTGGCAGTATATTACGAGTTGCCATAAAGTGTTAAAATCCGCCGTTTTTTCTTTTAATCATTTGATACTCAATCTATTATAAACGCACCATACGGTGCTTTTTGTTTTCTTGTAACTTTTTGATTATCAGTGATTTATATTTTAACATTTAGATACAAATTTCCCTACTTGATAGAACTTTGTCAATTTTTCCTGGTATTCGGCCTCCTCATCGCTTATCACTTCCTCGAAGTGCTGCCGCTCGTGGTCCCAATTCTTCGCGAATGTACGCATGGTCTCCCATTGCTTCTTCGTGATGCCGCCCCGCAGGAACTCGTCACGATACTTGGCCAGATACTTCTTCTGACCAATCTCATATATTTCCCTCGCGCGGTCCCATTGGCTCAGCTTCACTCCTTTCCCTGCCTTTATCGATCTAGCAAACCGCACGTGGCTCCAGTCCTCATAGAAGACTCTTGCCACGTGCGCTTGCCATATCGGGTCCAGCACATCGCTCATCATCACCGACTGACGCTTATACACGGTCTCTATTCTGAGCACGTGTTCGGCTACATCCCTGCCCTTCTCCGTGGCTTCATACGTTTTATCATACATCTTCAGGATCTTCCGATGATACTTTGATTTCTCCGTCACCTTCTGTCGGAACTCCGGATAGTTCGGGTCGTTCCACATGGTCCGTTGTCCCGCTGCCTCTTCCGCCATCCTGATGTAGGTGTCCGGTGTCTTCTCCATTCTCATCGTCAATCCTATCTCATAGTAGGTCACTTTCGCGTCTTCCACCCGAAGGCACAGCCGCATTAATATCTCTCGGATAGTTCGTGCGGCCATTGCCATCGTGATGGGCGTGGAATTGTCTAATCGGCCTTTCCTTGCCTTGCAAAATTGTTTGTTCACGCTGAACTTTGCTTTCATCGTAGTCCCGCGTATCTCAATCCATAGGCCAGACAAGTTCGAATACTGTGTGGACCTATAATACACTTCATCCCCTTCGCTACATTCTTCAAGATAATTCATAAGCACGATAGTATCAATATCCTCCACGCGAACGGTGCCTACAATCGCTACCCGGTCTAACATGGTCTTATACTACTTCGTTCCTTTGAATCGACACTTCCTTATATTTTCTCTATATATGGTATTAAATCAGGTTTCTAAGCTTCTGCCTCATCATCATCGCGCTGAACCATTTTCAGTATATCTTCAGTATCTGCCTCAATCAAGTCCAGCACCTCATCTATCTTCGTCTCGATGACGTTCACCACTTCGATTTCGCCCATCATATAATAGGCCGTTCTGAATAGCAATTCGGCTTCCGCTGTGGAATTAGCCCGCTGAATCACGGTCTCAGTTGGCTCCTTCTTGTCGCCGATAGGCTTGTGGCGCCACGTTATCTTGTAATATTTATCCTTATCTTTGTATCTGAGTACATCCGTGATGCCCTCACGCTTGATACTCATTACGTCTTCCAGTTTGCCATCCTTATAGATCTTCCGATAATACAGATGTACTCCGGCCTCCACATCAATGAAGTTCGATGCCCTGACCAACCATACACGGCGAACCATCTTCTCTGACGTCTCGCTCTTCTCGATGCCCTTCAAAAGGACTGTATGCCATTTCAATCCGTACATATTAGTCCTCCCCGTTTTCACAAACATAACGCACACCGATGCTGTCCCACTTGGCCGCATCCTTCACATACTCACTCGCAATCTTACGATCACTCATGCCCTGTGCCTTCATCGCACGATAAGTGCCATTCGGCATGTTGTAAATCACCTGCTCTTGGTAGTCATACGAACCACCAATCAGCACGATGCCCACAATTCCTAATAACAATAACACATTCTTCATACTATTTTCGTTTTTAAGTTAATATTGTTTTCTTAATTAATCGGAATTGGCGGCATCCCATCCATGTGTCGAAGTAGAAGGAATAATCTTTCTATCACCTTCCACTCTTCTGGACGATCATTCGCTTCACCCTGGAACGCTCCATATATCTGCGCTGAGCAATCGCGAATTTCCGTCATTTCCTGTTCGCTGAGAATGTAGTCCACACTCTCCTTGTCTGTTCGTAATTTCAGTTTCATAATCTTTGTTTTTATTGTTGGGCGTACCGGAATCGAACCAGCTCTAACCATTCGCCCATCCTCTCAGACTATGCTCTCGCACCACCTTTGACGTGAATTATAAACTACTGTTATCTTTAGCCTTATTATCCAAAGATGATTAATAAATATAATCAATAACTAATAAAATGGTTCTCCACCCTCACGGGCTACTTTCCTTGTCTTTAATCGTAATATAATGTTGCCGACGCTTCGGCTAAACAAGTGATTACCTCAGACGACTCATTTAATTAAAAAAGAAAATTTATGATGTCCGCTTTATATAATCAACCCATTCGCGTGGAAAACTCCCTGACTCTCGTCACCGGGAACACCCATCGCTTGCCCTGCTTGTAGGCGAAGTCCACCACCGCGGTTCTCAGCCACTCCTGCATCGTGCTCCGCCCCACTTTCAAATACTCGCACGCTTCGCTCATGGTCATCACCTCCTTGCTCATGGTGACTCGCTCCACGATGCCGCGAAGCTCTTGCACGTCTTCCTTCAACGTCCTGACTTCCGCCAGAAGCGTCTCCATATATGCTCGTTCTTCCTTGTTCATAATCTTACGCTTGATGGTTCGTATAATTCGGGCACGTGCTTCAGGCCCTTCTCTTCCTTTCCGCAGAAGCATACATGGTTACGGAACCAATAATACCTCTTGCTCCTCGTCCAAGTGCCGGTGGCCTCATCGTAGGTGTAATACCACACCTTCTTGCCGATGTTCCGGACGCAGAAGTTATTCAGCATCCTCTTCAGATATGCCGGCGTGTACTCGAACACCCCTGGACGGAAGTCCTGGCCCTCGACTACCATACATACCGTTATCTTGTCTTCGTTTTCCATACCTTATAAAATAGGATGAACCCAAAGCGCCTGACCTCTGATGTGGTGTTGAAGTCAATCGCTCCAGGCTCATCCTGTATCTTATACCTAGTAATAACCATTCCGGAAAACACCACTAATCCGTATTTAATTTATGTTGAAAATTTGCATATTCAAAACGGCTGCATTATATTTGCCCTTGTGAGTTTTTGTTGGCGAATGATCATGCAGGCCGTTTCGTTTTTTGTTTGTCGTAAGCAATTAAATGCTTACAACGATGCAAAGTTACTTAATCCTACACATCTGCCAAGCAATTTTGAATATTTTTTAGCAATTTGTTGTTATTTATAATAATTATAAATTATTACACTATGTCAAATTCAGTATGTGATAGGCTATTAATGGCTATTAGAGACAAATCTAATAGTGTGACTGATTTTGCAAAGAAAATCGGTGTAAATCAAACTACCCTTAACGGTCAGGTGAATGGAACACGTGGCGTCGGACTAGAAACAGTTATTGCCACTCTGAGCACTTTCCCTGATATTTCCGCTGGATGGTTACTTCTGGGCAAAGGTAACATGTATGTGACTGACAATGCCGCCCCCATTTCAGGCGATGAAAGTGAATCTGAACTCAATCTTATTGCGTCTAACGCCAAATTAGTGGCCGAAGTAGAGGAGAAGGACCGCAAAATCCTGATACTCGAAGATAGATGCGCCTGGCTCAAACAGTATAATGAAGAGCTGCTGCTTAGAGCCTCATCAGCACCGCAACCTAATTACAAAAAAAATATTTCTTAATCCTAAAAAATAATATGATAGTCCTTATAATTTTCTTGGTCGTCTGGGCCGTAGCCCTTATAAGCTTCGGCATTATCCACTTCGTGAATTCTAGTGCTCCTTCTTCATCCGATAAGGTAGAGCTAATGGTCAAAGAACTCAATACGGAACCGGATGAAGACAATGCCGTTTTTTACTGCTCGCTCGCAGGTGTAAACTTCCACTGCTCGTCCGGCTCTATCGGTACGCACGCAGGGCTAGTGTATAATGAGAACACGAACACCCACGACAATCGCGCCATGGCCGTAGTGGATAATGATGGCAAATTATATGGTTACATCCCTTCCAATCTTCTGACCAAGTACAAGCAATGGTGCAAAAACGATACTTACCCTTGCATGATTAATGTGGCTAGCTTCACCGATGAGTACGGCCAATCGAAGCTGATGGGGCGCATCGGTGTATGTCGCCCCTACACGATTGAGTATGCCAGCAAAAAGCTCGACGAGGTAGAAAAAGTGCTGACCGACGATGATATGTTTAATGAGGCTTGCCAATAGTTTAGATACTCATCTGATACCGCTCCAAACTTCCTCGCTTGGAAGTTCCTCTTGCCTAAAGCGTTATCATACGTACAATAATCCCAAGCGGATCACTAGCGCAAACTCTGGTTTGCAAGTTATAAACTACTTAATATTAGTAATTTAAGTCCGTGACGGATATACGAAAAACAATCAAAATACAGCAAGTGATTGTCTGAATGTGTCTTGATTTGTTTAGTTTTGATTGAAAATATGATACCGCTTTTTGATACCCAATGATACCACGACATCAAAAAGCAAAATTATGAATCAAATTCAAATTCGCGTGGTTTTCGATCGGAAGAAAACCGCCACAAACATGAAAGCTGCTCTTGTGCAGCTCGAAGTTACACATCAAAGCAAACGGCGCTTCATTTCCACCGGTGTAAAGGTAATGAAGGGTCAGTTTAAGTGTGGCCGTGTGTCCGGGCGTCCGGATGCCCAGGAACTCAATTCACAAATCAACCAACTTATATCCGAAGTGAATGCCGTGGTGGACTCGTGCAACCAAAAACGTATCAACTTCTCACTGGCCTTCCTCGATGGCGTGACGTCCGGCTATCGCTCTGAGCTGTCTTTTGTGGATTACTGCTGGAAGCGCCTGGAAGAAAAACCGCTGGCCGATGGCACGAAAAAGCAACATGCCAAGGTGCTGCGCTTTCTTCAGACGGAATATACGAAGCTTGCAGACTTCTCCGACTTGACGCTGCCGAATATCGTGCGACTCGATGAATACCTTCGGAAACGTACCATCAAGGACGGGCAGAAGATGTGCAGCGCATCGGTGTACACTTACCACAAGGTCATCCGCCTCTATATTAATGATGCAATCAACGATGGCATCATATCGGACTCTCCTTATACCCACTTCAAATGTGACAAGGGTAAAAGCAAGTGCCGCGTGGCTCTGTCTCTCGACGAGGTGCGCGTGTTGGAAGCGTATGTGCCGCGCACGGCCTTCGAGGAGAAGATACGTGACCTGTTCATCGTTCAGTGCTACACGGGCCTTGCTTATGCAGACTTGATGGCCACCGACTTCACGAAGCTTCAGGCCGTCGGTGACGACTTGGTGCTCATCGACGATCGTCAGAAGTCCGGGCAAAGGTTCATTCTGTTCGTGCTTCCGGCTGTTCGTCGCATCCTCCTTCGATACGATTTTCACCTGCCTCACTTGGCCTACGATGTCTATAATCGCAATCTTAAAGCGCTTGCCCTGGCTGCCGGAATACAGAAGACAGTGACCACTCATATAGGGCGTCACACATTCGCCACCACCATCGCGCTGTCGTCCGGCATTCCGATTGAGGTAGTGTCCCGTATGCTTGGCCACACGAACATTCAGACGACGCAGATATATGCGAAGATACTTCCTGCACAAGTGCTGGACGCATTCGGGAAAATCAAGCGACACATCGCTCAATAAAAAGACAAATGAGGCTGCACCCACTTGTATGATGTAGCCTCATCTGTGTTTCAGGAACTAATTAGCCCCTTCAGTTCCGCTATATCGTCGGCCGTGATACGGATGGTGCCGAACCTGCCGAACACCATATCATATAATAGGCCATGAGGGACCGACACAAGTACTTCGCCCTGGCCGTACTCTATCTTCATGCCGGCCACGTAGGTTTCCTGACGCTTCATCTGCTTGAACGCCTCCAGCATGTCGTCCATGAGGGCATCGGTGTCGATACGTCCGTGCTCGTCCCTGACGAACATCGACACGGCGCTCACGCCCTTGGTGATGGCCTCATCCTTCGAGGCCATGTAGTTCCGAAGTCCCCGCTTGGCATAGGTGGCCACCATGCCGCCCTGCCCAAACAGCTCGTCTATCTTGGCCTCTGCCCATACTCGTGCCGCCTCCTTCAGGTCGTGTGTGAGCCTCATCATACTCTCTTCCGTGTAGATCATTTCGCGCCTCCTTTCATTTCCTTGTATTTCTTGAACGTCATGTGACTGTACTTCTCGGTGTACTCCTTCCACTCGTCCAGGTTTCGGGCCGACTCCTGCTTGGCCCGCTTGCGGATTACCTTCAGGAGTGCCAGATGTGACTCCAGCGCCTCGCGGCCTTCCTTGGTACCCTCCACGATGGGACGCATCGCCCTCATGTACTCCTGGTTCACGATGGCCATAATGTGCTGCTCTGATTTGATAAATTCTCGATCCTGACGGATGGCCGACTCTTCGGCCTCTGTCAGTTCCTCCATCTGCCGGCTGATTTCATCCCATATCGGTGTGGCCGCCGGCGCTCCGTGGACCTGCTGGCGCTTGGCCTGCTCCAGCTCGGCCTGCATCTGGCGAAGCTGCTCCAGGCGTCCGGCATATTCATTCTGCTGAAGTAATGGGTCGTTATTGACGAATATATTATTCATAGTTTCTTGGAATGTGAGGGCACGCTACCTGCGTGCCCTCTTGTTTGACTTCTTCCGCTTAGGCGGTTGTGTTGGCTGTACTGGCTGCGCACGCGCTGTAACTCCCGTAACCGGTGACTACCGGTGTGGACGGCAGCACCACTTCGCCGTAGATACACTTGCACGTCTTCTGGTTGGTGTAGTTCACGCCCGCGGTGTAGGCCTTCTCAATCTCGCACTGGATGAGCTTGTCCTGATACGGACGGATGGCAGCGTTCACGGCCACTTCCTTCTCCAGGTTGGATATTCGCGTGGTCAGCGCGTCTCCCATGTCGCGATAGCCCTTGTAGAGGGCGAAGTCCGCATCAATCTGACCTTTCCACAGCGAGAACTTCTCGGCATTGTCTGTCTGACGGGCCGAATACATGCTCTCCATGGTGCCCACCTTCAGGCCCCACATTTCGTTGGTCAGTTTCAGCACGTCGTCACACTCCTTGTTGTAGGTGGCGAATGAAGTCACTTCTGCCACTTCGCCCGCGATGTTCGGGCTGGCAGCTCTCCCCTGACGGCTCCAAAGGTTGGCAGCTGCGATGCCGCCCAGCGCCGTGCCGATGATACCTAACGTGAGGCCCGCGTTACCTGTGCCGCGGCTCGCATACTCCTTGCGATGGCCCTCTTCGTAGACTTTCTTCTCCACGATTTTCTCAGTTGTTTCCATAATACATTTTTTAGATCCAGGCAATATCGCCCGTATGGGCATAACAAAAAGTGCCGGCATATTGTTCACCAACCTGCCGGCACATAAAGCTTAATCAACTTTTCACTTTTCGTCCCATGTATACAACAATCAAGATTACAAAAAAGCATAAATTCAGCACTAACGATATTTCTGCGATATTCAAAAGGAATTCTTGTTTCTTTGTCAGTTTCTTTTCCACCTCCACTATCTTCGGCTCCGTCTTGGTGATGGTCCTTACGATGGTGGTCACTGGCACTTCCACCGTGGCATCCGGACGGATGGCCAGATTGTGGTAGAGCGTATTCGTGCCCGCATCATAGTAGGCCTCTGAGGTGGCATAGTCATTCTCCAGGTGTGAGGTGTCGTTGGCTGCCACCTGCCTTTCGTTGTTGTATGGCACCAGCTTCACCAGCTCCACCGTGTCGGTGCGCTCCTCGGTGACGGTGCGAACCGTCTCCACGGGCACATACTTCGTGGTTCGGCACGCCGATAACACGATGGCCAGCAATAGGCCGATAATCCACTTCATCATGTGAACGCCTCCCTCCATCCTGCCTCCACATCTGCCCTGACTGCCGGCACTCCGTTCTCGTGGCTGCTGATAGCCTCAGCAATCAGACACATATCGTGGAAGTCTATTTTCACCTCGTAGTCCTCGGCCACGCCCATGTAGCTGCACACACTCCGAATGTAGGCCTTCGTGTTGTTCTCGTTACTCGGCGCCCAGCGGTCGATAATCTCGGCCACCGTCTTCTTGCCGGCCTTCAAGATGTAGTTCTTGATGATGATCATCAGCGCACGATAGCCATGCCTCATTTCGGTGAACTGGATGAAGCGTGCATCGGTCTGCTGTGCGGCCATGCCGTACCAATTATCTTTCCCACGCACGATGTTCCCCGGATTATTGTTGCGGAGTCCTCGTGGCAGCTTGCTGTTGTTCGTTGTTCCCATGTCCCTTATTAATCAAGTTCATTAATTTTGACTCCATACTGCCTATCTTGCTCGACACGTAGATGGTAATTCCGAAGATGCTCCCAGCGTATATCAGACACTGAGCAAAAAACCATAGCACCGAATCACTTATTTCTCCCACCGGTGGCACGATGAAGCCCGCCACCGATAGCGCTGACCCGATAACTAGCATTCCGACTGCCGTCATAATTTGAACATTTTCCTTCTTCTCTTGTTTCATATTCCTAAGCTAATATAAAAAAATAGTCCTGCCTTTATTATCCAGCGCTTTCCTGGATTGGACTACTTTTTATTCGCTGTCCGGAGGTGTGT